AATGGCCACGCGAATCGCTCTGTAAGGCGATCCTGACGTAGCCATGGGCAATGCGACCAGCTATGGCATGGCGCGCGAGTCGCGTGAAATTGCGGCAATCGGGATTGCCTAGCATGGAGTCGACCATGCATAGGCGAGTCGCCATTGCGGGCAACATCGGCGCGGGATTCGCGTGCTATGTCATGAACCGACTCGTGGTCGACTCATGGCATGGCACGGGCATGCCCGGAGTCACGCGACTCCGGGCAATGACATGAGGTCTAGGCAGCCAATTGATCGGACCACACAACAAAGCCGGAGTCGCGATCTCGTTTGGCTTTGCTGCCCTTTGGCGATAGACCGACAACGACTCCGCGACTCGTGTCCCCATATGCCGCGATTTGGTCCGCGACGTCTAAATGGCGCAAGTCATGCTGGTCTCCGTCAATGACCACGAATCCGTGCCACGTTTTCGGCAATCCATCGCCAAAGATAACCGCGACGTTATGACCTTGTGCCAGCAATTCGCGGGCAATGTGATGATTGCCCGGAAGTGCTGAAAACGTCAGATGCAGATTTGCGGGCAATGCCTTTTTGAACCGGTTTGGATTCTTCGTATAATCGACAAACTGGACCGCGGGAAACATGTCGAACAAAGTGAGCCCGGATTCATGCCGCACACCTTCCCAAAGGATATCGGACGCGCCATTGAGCCGGACGCATAGTGTCAGACCTTTGGAGATTGCCACCGCGACAAGCTTTGTAATCTCCCGGGCAAGCTGATTCAAATATGCCTTTCGGTCATAGGTGAACAGGCGAGTCTTGACGATCCGTGACTTGCGCACCGCGTTAAGGTCTGACTCGTGTTTGACCATGCTAGCTTGCCCGGATTGCCACCCTAGGCAATTGTCGATGCATGGCGGAGTCGCGTGACTGCAAACGTTGCCTGCCAAAGCCAGCTTATGCGGTGCGAGATAATGAATCGCATTCAAATATCCAAACTCGATAGACTTGATTGCTTTCGGCGAGTCGACCGAAAACAACCGCTGAATCTTGCCGTTGAGGTCGTGGTATCCTTTGACGTCGAACACGGAGTCGGTTTTCAAATATTTCATCGTCGTTTTGTCCTTTTTGTCGGGATGATTCCCCATATCGGCACGCGTGAATCGTGCCGATAAAGTGAGTCATCGTTTGTCGAATTTATCGACGTGGAACACGATCGGCGAGTCGAGACCGACTTGCTCGACCGAGTCGTACTCAACTTCGCCGCGCGACTCCATGCCGTCCAGAACGCGTAACGCGTTGCCGATTCGCTTGTAAGCTTGCTCGGAGTCGTTCCTATCCCACGACCAGCAGTTACGCTTGCGATTCCACACCTTGCGGGCAGGGCGCAAGCCCATAGCGCGCAATTCCGCGTGGTCAATTCCACGGACGTGTTTTGTGATTATGTACATGATACGAATCCAATCAAAAGGTGAGTTGCATAGGGCAGCTGCAGCGCTGCCAAAGTGAGCCAGAAATTTACCATTATTCCGACTCCTCGATTGCGGTCACAACGGAATCTTGTTCCAGCCAAGGGCAGGTATGAACACGGACATTGCGCCCCATGGCGCGCAAGTCTCGGGCTTCTCTTTTTGCCGATAGATACGATTCGCATATTTGGTCGATTCCGTCATCCGTGACGATGATATATGCAAGTTTTTCATGCCCGGCTAGCAACGCATGAATCTTGCGCGATTCTGTTTTGCCGACTCGGGCGCTTCTTATCGCGCGGTCAACTGATTCCATATTGTAGCGTGCCATTATTCCGACTCCTGCTCGATCTCGGCTAGCAAAGCGTCAATTTCATCAATCAGCGAGTCGGCGAGATCAACCGACTGGTCGAGCGATTGCATGGTCTGAAATTCCTGCTCGTGCTGGTCTGCAATGGCGTAAATTTGTGTGGTGAGGTTCATGGTATTAATTCCTTTTTGGCTTGGGATGATTCCCCATATCGGCACGCCATGGCATGCCGATAAAGTGAGTCATCTACTGGCAATTATGAAGGATTGATTGCACCTTACGTTCGAAGACTCTGTTCTGTTCTTCTGACGTCCCGCAATAATAGCCAGTCTGCAGATCAACAACGCCTTCCGCGTTCGTGGTGTAGGTATGGCATACCCATGGATGCACCGCGTGGTCACGTGTCCACATAACAGCGCCTATGCCCGTTGATGTACCAATTGAATACAGGATTGAACCGCCAAGGTTCTCAACGGCGCGTTCGAGCGGTGTTGTACTGGATTCATCGTATGCGGTAGCAAGGCGCAACAATTCACGTTCGGCATCGGCTTTGCCCTGTTCTGTAGCAGATGGATTCTGCAGTACGGCGCAATAGATACGAGCCGCGGTGCACCATGTGGGAGTCAGGTCAATTGTTCTGGTCATTTTCGTTTTTCCTTTTATCGTACCATGCGCCATTGCATGGCGTGCGATGAGTCTTAGACCAGATTGCCAATGGATACAAGCGTGAATCAGATGTTTTTTTATGACGTATATAAGACTCGCTATATCGGGCATGCGTTGTCGGTTTGATGTGGTGGTGTGGGGAGCAACTCACCTCTTGATATATATCAAGTGAGCAATTGACATTTATCAAGGGCTCATAGACTCGGCAGGCATGCAAGAATCGTGCCAGTTTCAAAGATTGTAGCCGTCTCATGAATTTACATTGACGCGCGCATATAAAGCTTTCGTTATATCCTTGTCATACGCGCACGCGCATAGGTTGATCGTCTTGTTGGTTATACAACTTAAACGTGAAATGGCCGTATTGGCCGTTTTAAGCGTCATAGAAGCGATTCTATGACCGGCGGCTATGTTGGTTCATCTGAATCAATGTTCTGCAATCGGACCCTGTTTGTTCATGATTTGTTCCAAACGCTACGTCGTGCAAGAATCGTGCCAGTTTTCATGCGATTCGTGGCCGCAAGTAACGTCAAGTATAACCGATGGCCATCAAGTATAGATTCAGGCCCGCAACTATAGCCTCGATTTTTTTCTCCACCCCCCACCCCATTTTTTCCCACGTTTTCAATGGGTTGGCGGGGGATGTTGCACCCCCCTCAAAATACCAAAAATAAAACACACTAATATACCAACGGTAATATAGAAAAAAAAGAAAATGTGATTTATGCTCGCAGACATGGCATACCGTAAAGATTACAACCCCCAGTTGACCAAGCGACAGGAACAAGCTGTCGCGTTTGTCGAGTCCGTGCGTGAGGCAATGATCCTCCCTCCTGAATTGTCCAGCGCACGACCCCAAGCGATAACGGATGACGTTTTGTACCGAATCCGATCGCTTGGGGAGATCGACTGCACGCAGGCTGAGGCGGCTACGATACTTGGAGTGTCGAAGAGCTGTTTTGAGAAGTGGCTGCAGAATGTTGATGAGGCCCGCCGGGCTTGGGACGAGGGGAAGTCCATTGGGCAGCAGTCTCTGAGACGCGCGCAGCATAAGCTGGCGATGGAAGGCAACGCCGGGATGTTGCAGTGGCTGGGCAAGCAGCGCTTGGATCAGAAGGAGCGGTCGGAGACAGAAACAAAAACAGTGGTGGAAGTGAATGTCAACGAAATCAGAGAACAGTTCCGCGATCTCATTGGTCGCTTCGATGGACCGGAAATCGAGGGAGAGGTGGTTAGCGACCCTGTCGAAGGAGGAGATCGAGGCGCTGATGCACGACTGGCAGTTTCTGGCGCGGAAGGACCAATTAGCTCCGACCCACAGATCATGGACGAACTGGCTACTCTTGGCGGGCCGGGGTTTCGGCAAGACGAGGACGGGAGCGGAGTGGATACGGGAGCAGGTGAAGCTGGGATTCAGTCGGATAGCTCTGATAGCACCGACGAGCGCTGACTGCCGCGATACAATGGTTGACGGGGAGAGCGGCATACGCGCCTGCTCTTGGAAGGGTGACAGGACCAACTCGGGGGAGCTTTTGAGCATCCCGACGTACGAACCATCCAAACGACGGTTGATCTGGGAGAACGGGGCCACGGCCACGATGTTTTCTGCCGAGGAGCCTGAGCGCCTGCGCGGACCGCAGTTCGAGAAGAGCTGGGCGGATGAGATATGCGCGTGGAAGTACGATCAGGACACTTGGGACATGCTGCAGTTTACGATGCGGCTGGGGCGCAACCCACAGATTTGTATTACGACGACGCCGAAGCCGAGGCCACTGATCAGAGCACTGGCAGACGACCCAAACACAGTTATAACCCGTGGTAGCACGTTCGATAACAAGGAGAACCTGAGTAACGTGTTCTTGGAGGGGATCGAGAACAAGTACAAGGGCACCCGGCTGGGCCAGCAGGAGCTGTACGCGGTTTTGCTTGATGAGGCAGAAGGCGCACTTTGGTCCCGGCAGATGCTGGAGGACGCGACGCACGATGCAACGCAGCCGTTGCCCGAGATGAAGCGGATCGTGGTGGCAGTTGACCCCGCCGTGTCGAACAAGACTGTATCCAACTTGACGGGTATCGTGGTGGCAGGGATAGATCATGACAACGTCGGCTACGTGCTCGATGACTGCAGCGCGCGCCTGACGCCGCAGCAGTGGGCAGGCCGTGTCGTGCAGATGTATGAGAAGTGGGACGCCGACAGGATCGTGGCCGAGGGCAACCAAGGTGGCGAGATGGTCAGAAGCACAATCCAGACGGCATGGGCCGAGGCACCTATCAAGATCGTGCACGCCTCGCGGGGCAAGGCCGCGCGCGCGGAGCCCGTGGCCGCGCTGTATGAACAGGGGCGGATAAAACACATGCGTGTGTTCGAGGAACTCGAGCAGCAGATGGTTACATGGGAGCCGCTGAGCGGTGAGGGCAGCCCAGACAGGTTGGACGCAATGGTATGGGCGTTTACTGACCTGATGCTTAAACGTGGTCAGTTGGACATACCTTCTTTGTCTGCTATACAGGTCGGACGGGGTAAGCGTGAAGAGGCAATCAATGTCTAAAACTAACGAAATAGGCACAACGGGGCTAAAGGTCTGGGCGGGAACGGTCAATGAGGAGTTCATTGTCAACCTGCAGGGTCCGCGCGGCCAACGCGCATTTCATCAGATGGCCGAGAACGATTCCACGATCTCCGCTATTCTGAATGCTATTGATTTGATCGTGAGGGCGGTCGATTGGAAGGTAACACCCGCTGACGACAGCACTGCAGCAAAAGACAAGGCCGACTGGGCCGAGTCTATCCTGCACGACATGGATCGTCCCTTCGAAGACACAATCAGTGAAGCAATGACCATGCTGGTCTACGGCTGGAGCTACTTTGAACAGGTTCTGCGCAAGCGGACCAAGGCAACTGGCTCAACCGAGGACGATGGTACATTCGGACTGAAGAAACTGGCCCCCCGGTCGCAAGATACACTGGAGAGATGGGAGATGAGCCCCCGCGGCGACATCCTCGGGCTCTGGCAGCAACCAATTCAAGCCGGGCCACCGGTTTTCATACCTATCCACCGCGCACTGCACTTCAGAACGCGCGTACACAAGAACAACCCGGAGGGGAAGTCGATCCTCCGCAGCGCATACCGCCCATGGTACCTGCTGAAGACAATTCAGGACAGTGAAGCGATCGGTATCGAGCGTGAGCTGGCCGGGTTGCCTGTCGCATACATCCCAAGCAAGTATTTTGGCAGTGGCCTGTCCGCTGACGAGCAGGCGTTCTTCAACGCCATCAAGCAAACTGTGCGGGACGTGAAGTTTAACGAACAAGGCGGTGTTGTTCTGCCCTCGGACACTTACCCTGATGCCGAT